TCTCGTGCTAAATAACTACTATATATAATATATAAGATATCTTAAAAACCTTACTAGTTAGTTATTTCTTTTCTTTATATTTTTAAGTATACACTATCAATACTCTGGCTTATTGAGACAATATGGACATTTGTTATATATCTATTTATAACTCTTTTATAACAATTTCAATACACTCTGGCTTTATATTTTTAATTTACAAATTATAACTTTTTGTTATTAACAAATATAGTGGGTACTATGTTTACTAACTATTATATAAATGAATGTTATAATCATAGTGGTTGGCTCCTAGGTTGCTCTCTACCCACCCCACTGCCCCTAGGAGTCAATCCTATTTATTATGGTATAATCAATGATATGTGCTCTCCTACAATAGAAAAATTTGGGGCAACCCCAGCAAATATTCAATGGACTGTTGTTCGTGGAGACTATGCTTCTTTTACGGTTTCATTTCTTGAAAATGACGAAATTACAGAATTTGATACTATTGGATGGGCTTTTGCAGCCACAGCATACGATCCAACAACAGACATTTTAGATGAACTAGATGTTTCAGTTGATGGCTCTATTATTACTGTTAGTGCACCAGGATCTATTACTGAAAACTGGGGAACTAAATATAAATCAGTAGTTGCAGAATTATCTTTTGATCTTCAGGCAGTAGTACCAGATGGAGCCTCAACAATTACTTGGACTCCAGTAGTAGGAACGATTTGTGTATTGGGTGATGTGTCTCCAGGAAACACAAGAAATACAATAGGCGGGGTATCCTAAATGATAATCAAAATTAAAGATAATAATGTAAGTCTTCCACCACTTATAAAGATAAACGGTACAACTTTTAAAGTAAAGAAGTAGCAAATGTCTATTTCAAAAAACATGGATGCTCCAAAGCCAAAATATGGCGAAGCAATTAAATTAACAAAAAGCACAGACTCTGCAAATACAGAATATATTGCCGTACCAGGAATTCAAGGTGAAAAAGGTGAAGTTGGTCCAGCAGGTCCAGCAGGTCCACCAGGGGAAAGAGGAATTCCAGGTAAAGATGGAAAAGAAGGACCACAGGGAAAACAAGGTCCAAAAGGAGATCCAGGCAAGGGTGGTGGAGCAAGTTACGAAAGCCCTTCTGGACAATATCCTGGTTGGGCCTATTACCAAAATATTAATAAAAAACCAATTTTGCTTGGACCAGAAAGAGGAGATGACGGCTGGGTGGATGTTCTTATGACAGATGATCAAGAAAATAGCATCTTAACATTTTTACCTCAAAACCATGTATCTTTATGGAACCCAATGACTCAAAGAATTAACTTTAAGCAATTAAAAATTGGTGCTAAAGTTGATGTAAGATATGATTTTATTTTAACAACTGATACAAATAACACAGAGGCATGGATTAGAACATATATTCCAAAGGTTGAATCTCCAACAGGATACATAGGAATGCTTAAATACATATATCCATATGAAATGTCATTTAATCAAACACTATATATAGATATTTCTAAGATAAGATCAGAGGGTGGGATGATTCAGGCAAGAACAGATAATCAAGCATCTATAGTTTTAAAAGGTATGTATATATCAGTTTCTTAATGGTATAATGATGTAGGAGGAACAATGGCATTTCCAGGCACATACAATTTTAACTATTACCGTGGCGACACGTCTCAAATGGTTGTACGACCAAAAACCTCTAGCGGATCAGCATTTGATTTAACAGGATATACTGCAGAATTTACAGTTGCAACATCAAGAAGCGCTGGAGCAACACAATATAACATGACTGCCGTTACTAACGATGTTTCTAACATTGTTACTTGTACAATCACTCCCGTTGCTGGAAGAGATTTAGATGCTGGAACATATGTATATGACGTTCAGATAACTGATGACGTTGAAATTTATACAATTCTAACTGGAACAATTACAGTAACCAACGATATTACTGGTGCATAATGGCTGGAGATATTACAACTTTGTTGGCTAATGATGACATTACTGTTTTGGGTCCTCCATCAACGGTAGATGTATTACTAGATTTTGGTGCAACAGGACAAAGAGGAAGTAAATATTTTGTAGGAGTAGGCGATCCAAATAGTCACACTTCGGGTGGTCAAATTTTTTCTCAGGAACTATACTTAAATGACATGTATATAAATACATCAACTGGTTCAGATTATGGATATATGTATCAATATGTTTCTGAGCCTGGAGGAGATACTTGGGTTCCAGTTCTTGCAGTTAATCCAGTAGTATATTCTGTAAACTATGAAACAGACTTTGTTTCTGGTTTAGCATTAATTACAATACCAATTAGCAATATTGTTACATCAAGTGGAACAGTGCTTACAGCAGAAAACTTTAATGTTCAATACTCAATAAAGCATTCTGTTCCAACAGCATCTTCAATTTCGGACATTTCAATAGTAGGAACTGACCTAAAAATACAAATAAGTGCTGCAAAGTATAGTTCAAGCACATGGAGTTCTTTTACTCTGGACAATGTAATTGTTCATACATTTATTACAATGGTAGGAGTATAAGATTATATTAACTATGATATAATTCTTGAGAGGTGAAAATATGGCAGTTGAAAGTATTGGTACATTAGTCCCAACAAAGATTCCAGGATATGCAGATGCTGCAGATATTCAGGCTGCTTTAAGGGCCTACCACTACGGCTCTTACACTTTTGACGTTAATGAAACTAACGCTGCAAACCTTATAAACCCATCTGTTGCGTATACAATTAATAATCTTCAAACTCAAATAAGCGCCCTTGATTTAACATCAACAATTCAAAAATCATATTTAAATGCAAAAGGAGATCTAATTTCTGCATCAGCAGATAACACTCCTTCATTGCTTTCTGTAGGAACAAATGGACAAGTTTTAAGTGCAAATTCAGCAACAACTTCGGGACTTCAATGGACAACCCCAGACATTACACTTACAAACTCAGTAACACTAACAAATAAAACTTTAACTGCTCCAGTAATCAATGTTGCTTTTAATTCACAGTCTGGAACAACCTATACTATTGATCTTACAGATAATGGAAAAGTTGTTGAAGTTACAAACTCTTCACCAATAACTGTTTCTATACCAACAAATACAACAGCATTTCCAATAGGTGCTCAAATAACAGTTACACAAGTAGGATCTGGCCAAATTACATTTGCAGCAGTAACTCCAGGAACAACTACAGTTAACGGTTCACCAGGATTAAAACTAAGAGGACAATGGTCATCAGCAGTTCTTCTTAAGCGTGATACTGAAAAGTGGATTGTTATCGGAGATACAGTTGCATAATGGTTGGTGTAGGAGTAGGATCTCAGTCAGCATCTTCAGGTCGTAAACCAGGTGCTCCTACTGTAGGAACAGTTACTGCAGGAAATACAACAGCATCTGTTCCTTTTACTGCTCCTTCTTATACTGGAAAACCTAATACTTCTTTAACTTATACCGCAACTTCTTCACCTGGAAGTATTACTGGAACAAGTTCTACTTCTCCAATATCTGTTACTGCCCTTACAAATGGAACTGCATATACTTTTACTGTAAAGTTAAATAACACCGTTATGGATTCTGATTCTTCTTCTGCAAGTAATTCTGTTACTCCAGTTGCCCCAGGTCCATTCTTTCCATTCTTCCCTCCATTCTTCCCACCATCATTTGGACCGTTCTTCCCACCATTCTTCCCACCATTCTTCCCACCGTACTTTGTACCACCTGATTTCCCTGCTCCACCATACTTTGTACCACCGTACTTTACTGATCCGAGAAAGTAATTATGTTTAAATATGGTATAATTACTCAAAGTAAGGGTTTTTCGCAAAATTATAAAAATAATGCGGTAGAATACTTATCAAGAGAGTTTAATAGACTTATTACTAAGAAAGATGTGGTGTTTTTAAATGGCTGATATTCTAGGAATTACAGGTTCTTCAGATGGAAGACAACCAGGTGCACCAACAATTGGTTCGGCATCAGCATCTGATTTTGTTAATGTTTCAGTTTCATTTACAGCACCAACATATCTTGGAAAACCAGAAGGCACAACATACACAGTAACTTCATCACCTGGATCAATTACAGCAACAGGTGCAACATCCCCAATTATTGTTACTGGACTAACTCTTGGAACAGCATATACTTTTACAGTTACTTTAGGTAATGGACTTGCAACATCTGCTGCATCTGCTGCTTCTAATTCTGTTACACCCGTGGCTGCACCGTTCTTCCCACCATTCTTTCCATCATTTGGACCATTCTTCCCTCCATTCTTCCCGTTCTTCCCACCATTCTTCCCGTTTTTCCCACCATTCTTCCCACCGTACTTCCCGTACTTCCCATTCTTCCCACCATTCTTCCCACCGTACTTTGTACCACCGTACTTTGTACCTCCGTTCTTCCCAGCATTTGGACCATACTTCGTACCACCGTACTTCTCAGATCCAAGAAAGTAATGTGACTTCTTAAACCCGAGAAAGTAATATGGAACAAGCAAGGAACCTCATCAAAGTTATAAATAATTTTATAACAAAAGATGAGGTTTCTCGCATTATATCTTTTATGGATAATAATTTAGAAAAATTTTTAGTATATCAAGATGGAACCAGGTATGTGTGGAGGTTTGGAACAGATTATCTTTGGACAAAAGAAACAGAAAAAACTTTACATAATTTTGGTGAACTTGAATTATTTTTTAAGAATTTTGTTTTTCCAAAAGTTGAATCTTATGTAGATGAAATATATAATAATTCAAGTATTGCTGTATCAACCTTATGGCTTTCAAAGCATTATCCAGGTGCAAATGTCCCATTGCATGAAGACACAGATAATGGACATAATCCACAATTTGAATATAGTGCTGTTTTATATTTAAATTCATTAAAAAATACTGGAACTTTGCAATTTCCTTTTATCAATTTTGAATATTCTCCTGTTGCTGGTGATTTAGTTATATTTCCAGCAAACCTTGGAAAACCTTTTGCACACAAAGTAGAAGAAATTAATGAAATTAGATATACAGTACCAATGTGGATGGCTTCTAAAGAGTATGCTTTTTAGTTGCTGTAAAAATCATTAAAATCAAAATTAATTGCTTTTTCAAAGTCTTTAAGTTTTTCTAAGTTTGGCGATCCCCAATAACCTAAAATTTCACCAGTTAATATTTTTTTTATTCTTTTTAAACTTATATCGCTTCTTTTCCCATAAAGTTCGTATTCTTTTCCTTTTAACGTTGTATCTGCCAAACGATCTTTATAATATAGATCACCATCAAATTTATTAAGGTGCCAAACTATTGGATTTTTTATTATAAACATTCTGTATCCTCTAGTCCATAATCTTAATGCCAAAGTTATTTCATCTCCACCAAACATTATTTGTAGATCTGGAAAAACATCTTCAAGTATTGAAGGTTCAGAAAATAAAAAATGTCCGCTAATAAGGGCATGTTCTTTATATTTTTCTTCTTGCCATTGAAAGGGAACTGTTTTTGTTTTT